TTGCTTGCGTGCAGCTTGGGCTGGCCTTCACCGGCATTGAGCGTGAGCGCAAGTATTTCGATATTGCGTGCGAGCGCATCAGTCGCGCCCAGGCGCAGGGCACGCTACTACCGCCCGAAGAGCCGCGACAGCCTGTGCAGGAAGGGCTGTTGTGAAACCTAACACCAGATAGCCAGAGCGTTGAAGGTCTGCGAATGTACCGCCGAACCAAAAAGTACACCGCCCGCCGCCAATGGCGGCCGCGCCAAGAAATCCCCGATGGCGACCAGCGGCCACCCCGCTGGCAACCGCCAGACCTGCGCCGCCGGATCACCATCGAGGACTTCGACGGAGCAGAGCCCATGACGCACGTCATCGAACTGCACAAAACCACCCGCATCGACACCTACCGCGCCGTCGTCGACGGGCGCGAGTGGAAGGCCCGCATCGGCTGGTCACGCGTCCTCGACGGACTGCGAAGATCCATGCCGCGCATCGCAAGCGAACGCACATCATCCCCATGACCCCCTGGCTCACGCCCGACGAAGTCACCGAGCTCACCGCGCTAACCCGCTGGTCGGCCCAATGTCGCGCGCTCGCCAGGATGGGAATACCATTCCGCCCCAACGCGGCCGGCAGGCCGCTCGTGGAGCGAACCGCCGTGCTCACCGAAGCCCAGCCCAAGCGCACCAGCCGCGAACCCAACTGGGCCGCACTCAAGCGCAACGCCGCGTAATGGGCCGCCACCGCAAAACCGATCGCCACCTGCCCGCCTGCATGTACCAGCGCCGCGGCGCGTACTACCTGGTCACCAGCGGCAAGTGGACACCGCTCGGCCGCGACTACGGCCACGCCCTCATCAAGTACGCCGACCAATTCGGCACCGAACGACGCGTCGAAACCATTCGCGAAGCCATTGCCCACTACCTCGAATCCAGCGCCAACCGCCTCGCCAAAACCACGCTGGAAAACTACCGCCGCAGCGCCACCAACCTGATTCCGATTTTCGGCGACATGCCCCTGCAGGATCTGACGCCCGCCCACGTCTACCGATACATGACCGAGACCGGCACCATCAGCGCCAACCGCGACCGCGCCCTGCTGTCGGCCACGTACACACACGCACGCCGCATCGGCGCACTCCCACGCAGCGCAGACGACCCCACCAAAGGCCTGCACTACCGCAACCCCGAGCACGCCAGAAAACGCTACATCACCGACGCCGAGCAAGCCGCGCTGCTCATGGCCGCATCACCCAAGCTCGCCTGCATCCAACGGTTTCTCCACCTCACCGCCATGCGCCAATCCGACGCCCTGCGCGTACGCCTGGCCGACATCGACGCCGAAGGCATCCACTACACCACCGGCAAAACCGGCGCATCACTCGTCGTCACCTGGACACCCGCACTCCGCGCCTGCGTCGACGAAGCCCGCGCACTCTGGCGCCGCTTCGGCCGCGACTACCTTTTCGAATCCCACCCCAAAGGCCAGCACGCCAAACGCGGCCCAGGCCCCTACACACCCAGCGGCCTCCGCGCCCTCTTCCGAGTAGCCCGCACCCGCGCCGGCGTCGAAGATGTCCGCCTCCACGACCTACGCCGCAAAGCCGCATCCGACACCACAGAAACCCACGCCACCGCCCTCCTGGCGCACGCCGACCCCGCAACAACACGGAAGCACTACCGCGCAAAACCCGTGCGCGTAGAACCCGCCGGATAAGCGTCCAAAATAGACCAACGCACCCACGGTTTTATGCGGTTTCCGGCCGCGTCCAAACCCAAGATATTGGACGCCAGACGCGCCGAAAACCCCAGCCAAATCAACACCCTGCGCACGTTGGCGCAGTAGACTGTTAATCAGGGGGTCGTTGGTTCGAGTCCAACTTCGGGCGCCACAAAATCAAGCACTTGGCGCAGTTTCGGCGCGGGGCGCTGTCCAATATATTGCGGTCTGTCCAAAATCCGGGGTTAAAACCTGCTCCGGATCGCCCGCGCAACGCGCTTTCCTGCCGCTCGGATCTTCGCGCAGGTGCCGCACGGTTTTGCGGGTTTCGGCATCGCCCGCTGTGGCGGGCGTGCGCTGGGTTTTTGGCGCACGCGGATCATGCTGGCGCTACCGGAATGCACACGATGCGAAACTGCACCGTTTCGGTCATGCCATTGGCGGGATCTCCGAAGCTGGTGTTCGGCTGGTACGCAGACACTTGTATCGGACCGGATTCGCCCGGGCGCATGATGAAGTACGGTGAGCGAATCCCGCTGTCCGGCGGGTCCTGCTGGATATAGGCGCCAGCGGCAGACAGAAAACGGAAGTTCGCCGCCATGATCGCCAGATCCAGAGGCACCACGCAGCATACATGCGGCGCAGTCATCCCTGTGGTGTCGATCTCCCAGGTGTAGGTTGTCGAGACATCAGCGCCGGGGCTGGCGCTGAAAATAGTACCTGCGACAGTAGCTTCGGCGGGCGCATCGCCAACGCAGGGAAACAGGGATGTCACGTCTGCCCATTCCGCGATCGGCGGCACGGTCGGACAGTCGGCGCATACCGTTGGCGGGGGCACTGGAGGTGGCGCGATGATGATGCCACCGCCACCACTACCGCTGCCCTGCGTGCCGAAAGGCAAGCGCCTCATCATGTCACCACCGTGGGGAACGGCCAGCGGCGGTCGGTGGGCGGGTGATAGATCTGGAACACGTAGCTGCCCGGCGGCAGCGCCGAGGCGGGAAACACCACCCGACCGGCCGAATCGGTGGTGCGCGTGAATCCATTCGCGGTCACTTCCGCGCCGACCACGGGACGGCCATCGGCCTCGGTGATCGTGTAGATCCGATCCGTGCCCACGGTTTGCGCGGTTGCACCCACGTAGGCTTGTACGCCGTAGGCCGATGCCTGTCGCACCAACCGCACGGCGGGCGCATCGCCCACGGGCGCGCTCAGGGTCACCACGGATTTGCCGGTGTCCAGGTTCACCTCGCGGGCCAGCACGGGAAATGTGCCGGTCACCGGCGCCAGCGGGTGATCGATGGCAACGCCGTCGAACACATTGAGCATGCGCGGGACGGGCACCTGATCAAACACCCAGCGCGGCCGGGCGCGTGCGTGCAACAACCGGGAGGCCACGCCATAGGCAACCCGGGCGGAGGTCACCCAGCGGGCCTCCAGGGTCGCCGATCGCCGCCCAAACCGTGCCACGTAGTCCGGCGCATCCAGTTGCACGGATCCGCTCGGCTGGCCATCCTCGTATCCGAATTGCACGGTGACGTCGTTGGCCATGCTGTCCAGGTTCACGCTCACGCGCTCGGCCAGTACGCCACTGCGCACGCGTGCCCTGGACACCGGCGCAGATCCACCGGCCAGCACGCGGCACAAGCCTGGCGCATCGGCGCAGAACGCCGCCCCGATGGATTCGCAGATCGCCCGGGCCACCGCCTGCGCGGACTCATCACCCTCGATGCTGCCGCCCACCTCGATGCCAAGCGCATCACATTCACGCCGGAAAGGCGCAAGGTCCGCCTCGTTCACTGAGCGCCCGGCGATGTTCGCCAGCACGTCCCAGATCACCGTTGCCGGGTTCACCATGCGCTGCCCGGTAACCGGGTGCAGCTTGCCTCGGCCACGGGCGATCAGGGTTGCGCCCTCATCCTGCGGCTGCCCGAATTCCACCACGGTGATCGCGTGGTTGCTCGCGTCCACCTGCGTGTACCACTGCCACTCGCCAGCGGGCTGGCCTTCCACCAACACCGCGTCGATACCCTCACACGCGTGATCAGCCCAGGCGAACACCGTGCGCGTTGCGTTGTACTGGATCAGAGCGCCGCTCACGCTGCCGTACCGGTGCGGCAAGGCTACGGCCTCACGGAAGCCGCCCCAAATCGTTGACTTGCGCAGCGGCAGTGGCCCAGCCAGCAGCGTCTCGATACCGACCTGCGCGGTCGGCGCCGACACATCCACATCGTGCACGCTGCCAGCGAATAGAACACCACTCGCGTCGCGAATCTCCGCTGCCGCGCCGAGTGGCGGCAATGCCATCAGCGCGGAAACCTGCCCCGATTCGTTGCGCAAGCTCACCTGCACATTCGGCGTTTCGCCATCGATGCCGCTGCGCAACGTGCCCAGCTCGCGCAACAACTGGCGCGGTGCGCCCTGGCCGGCGATGTCCGCCAAGTCATCCGGGTCGCGGTAGTACACCCGTGCTGGGGAGCCGATGATACGCAGCCAGGTCATGCGATCAGCCTCGCCTGCCGCTGCGCATCTTCAATGCGTCCGCGTTGCCAATGATCACCTTCTCCGCCATTGCCCATCACTCCGCCACCAACCCCAACGAAACCGACTGTAGCCGCTTCGTGTTGCTGGTCGGCTGGAAGCCGAACACGTCATCAATGTCCACCGAATCCGACTCCAGGCGTACCAACCCGGTGTCGGCTTCCGTGTCGTTCGGCACGATGCCGAGCAGGAAGTCGTCGAACTCGCCGGCATGATTGAGCATGTCAAGCAGCGCATCGGTGGCGGTTTCGGTCAAGGCCTCGTGCACCACGGTGGCGCCAATCCCCGCAGGCGACACGACAGACGCAATCCGGTGCCGCTTGGTCAGCCGGCCAAGCTCCACCGCACCGGTGCGGATCTGCATCTGCGTGCCGGTGCCCAGGTACAGCCAGCGGATCGCGCCGCTGGTGCTGATACTGATGCGGTACTTCGCCCGGTTGGCGGTCACGGCCTGCCAGATATTCCCCCGCCGCCAGGTGATCACCTGCGAAAGCGGCGTGGTGGCGAAGTTGTCATCGCTGCCGGTCAGCGTGATGGTCGCGCCATCGGCAATGCGGTGCGCGTAGATGCCTACGCCACTGATCGCGCCGCCTTCCACTTCAATCACCGTGGATCCTGTCCACTCGAACTCGCCATCAATCGGCGTGCGCATCTGCACTGCGCCATGGGTTGCCTCAGCGCGATAGCTCCAGCGGTCACCAGCGGCCCAGGATGGCGCCACGCCGCCGCTGAACTGCACAGACAGCCCGTCGGCGAGCGCCGTGGTGGCAATGTCAATCGCGCTCGACCATGCCCCGCCATCGCGCCGCCACTTGAAGCGCCCGCCCTCGATCTCGGCAACAAAGGTGTCGCCCAGCGCAAACGGAATGCCGCCCGGCGCGATCAGGAAATCCACTGTGTCGCCGCCGCTGGAGTAGGCATAGGCCGCCGGCGCGGTGGTCACCAGCGCATAATCGGTGATTCGCCCATCCGTACCCAGCCGCACCGACCAGGTGAGCGTATCGTCACCGGTTTGGCCGCCGCCAAACGGCACCGGCACCGCGTTCTGCACAGCCACCGTGAAGGTGTCGCCTTCCTGGTAGCCCTGTCCGGTCGACGATCCGGCCACGTCACTGATCGTGAGATAGCACTTGTCGCCGTACTGCAAAAGATTCACGCAGCCAACGGCGATGCCGAAGCCGAATTCCTGCGTGCTCTGGTTGTAGGGCTCGCCATTTTCGTCGATGTATTGACGCGACGAGTGGTAGTACACATTGTTGAAGACTGGCAGATAGCCATCCGTGCTCTGCCAGTAGCCTTCGTCGCCATGGTCTTGCCAGCAGCCGTCTCCATCGACGCTGGCAAACTCAAAATTTACCGAAATGCCTGCTGCCGCGAGACAGTCTGTCATCGCGGTCACATAGCGTTCGAAAAACGCGTCGGTCGGAGCGATGGCAACATCCACCGCTGAAAATTCCGTCCAGGTCACGGTGCCATCCGATACGGTTCCGCCAGATGTGGTTGGCCACGTTGGTTCCGTGGTGTCACTTACGCCGGCCGTGGTCACCTTGTAGGTGCGTCCGTTGCCGGGCCTGGCAATGGCGCCCACAGCGTACTGGCGTCGGGCGCCCCAGTAGCGCCATGCAAGCCTCCAGTCCGTGGTATTGCTGTCAGCAAATGCCCTGGCAATGCGTGATGCAGCTCCGCCATTTTCGTCAGTCGGCCAACCGGGTTCATCCACACCGTGGTAGGCAAAGTTTGACGGCTCATCCACACTGGAAGGGGTCACCCGTCTCGTGATGATCGACTGATACACGCATCCATTACGTGTGCTGGGAACCAACAACCCACCCACCACACCTTCCGTAAGCGTCGTCCACGTCTGTGCCGTGTCGTTGGATCCAGCCCCCGCCAGCATGGCGGCCTCGTTGTTCCACTGGTCGAATACCGCATCCCACATGCCGAAGGCAGCCAGCCCGATGTTCGTCCACACGACGGTGCCGTCGTTGGTCGTACCATCGACCGTGGTGCCCCAGGTGGGCTCCGTGGCTCCCGTGGTGCCTGCCGTGGTCACGGCGTAGCGGTAGCCGTTACGCACCACCGGCTCTGCCACTTCGTCCACAGCATAGTCCGTGCTGGCCTCCCATGACGGCCATGCGGTCGTTCCGCCAGCCAGTTTTGCCAGTCCACTCGCAAGGATGCTGGCCCCCTTTTCGATTGCCGCGATATCGGCATCGGACGAATGCCCGAATGGAGCCGTGTTGCTCCCGACGTGATTTCGTACCGCTGCCGTCAACCGCTGCAACCGCCTCAATCGCGATGCATCGGACACGTTTTCGTCTCCTGGTGGGTTGATGCCAAGGCAGTCCGCGTTCGGGCTGCCGATAACCTGTCCTTCTTCAGAGCACCCCGGCTCGGGGCGCTTGGTCCATGTGAATTCGTAGACGCCATTTTTCGCCGCCGCACCCAGCACGGGGCGGTATACGCTCACAGTCGGCAAAAGGTTGTTTTCTCGCGTCTGCGGCTCGTAGCTGAAGGCGATGTTGCCGGTGGTGTTGCTCGGCTGCCCGCCCTCGATCTGCGGCGCCGGAATGGTGAAGGCGTACGGCCCATCGCTATACGTTACGGCGGTCGTGGCATTGGCCAGGCGACCACTCACGTCGCTGTCCACGCGCCACGTTTCGCCACCAATGGCGCCCGAGCTGATGCACTGGATCGTCACCTGCTCCGTCGGCGCGGTGGTTGCTGGCGTCACTTGCAGCTCGGCCTTGAGGCAGGCATAGCTGCCATCGGGGTCGATGCCGATCACGTAACTGGCCGTCCACACACTCAAGTCGACCACGGCTTGCCCACCGGGCAGGCGGTCATTCACCACCGGGCCATCCACTTCCACCAGCACCGATGTATCGCGGATCGACGCCAACGCCTGGTACAGAGAGCCGCAGCCCGTGTGCGTCTCCGGGCTCACGCCATCGGTGATGGTCATCGTGCGCGTGCCGGTCACCTGATAGATTCGCGTGCCGCGCGCCACGTCACGCACGGGCGAGGGGCTGAACCCGTACACATAGCGGCCGTCCTTGTACTTGCGGAAGGCCACATACACCTGCGGATCCGCACCAAACATCACGCGCGGCGCCGTGGTCGGCACCTTGCCATCCGGCTCCAGCGTCATGCCGCCGAGCGCGGAAATATCCCAGTGCGTGCCCTCATACTCATTGACGCCCTTCGAAACGTCTTCCTGCAGCGAGAAATCCGTCGCCGTGCGCGTGATTCCAGCTTGGCTGATGCTGATGGTGATGCCATTGCCAGGTGCGGTCTTTGCGCGCAGGGTCACGCCCTGGAATGGCGCGTAGGCCTTGCGGGTTTCCGTGCCAAGGTCTTCCAGCGTCACCGTGATGGTTTGCGCCGCCAAGCCCGACGTGGCCAGCCCGGTCATGCTGCCGTTGCCAACGCCGCTGAAGGCGGGCGCCGACACTTGCGGCGTGCTGCCGAGCAAATCCACGATCTCCACATCGATGTCGGTATCGGCTGCGCCCGTATACGGCCCTGTCACCAACGCCAGGCCGCCGCCCGTTTTTGCGGCCGTATCGGTGCGATAGATCGCAGCCGAGGCCACCGCATTCGTGCCGGTCAGCGCGCCAGTGCGCGCCAGGTTGGTGTTGTTGCCCGCATACCTCATCGGCTGCGCCTCTGGATTTCGTCCAACTGCCGTTTCACTTCCCGCGCCACATCGGCCGTGCTTCCGTTCACGTTGAAGGTCAGCGTGTACGTTGACCCGCCGCCCGTGCGTGACGCGCCCTGTGAGCTTCCGGAGGAATCGGGCCGCCGCGAAGCGCCAGAGCTTCCCCCGCCACCGCTTCCACTGTCGCTGTCATTGCCGGCGCGTTCTTCGTCTCGGCGCTGCGACTCCTTTTTCGCATCGTCGCGTGCGCGCTTTTCCTCGGCGATGTTGCGCAGATTCAGTTCGTGCACCGCCTTGGCGCGGGCGATGGCCGCGTTGTATTCCGCCGTGTTCAGCGTGCCGCTTTCCTCGGCCAGCCGGCGGATGTCTTCCAGTTGCTGTTCGTAACGCCGGTTTTCGATGTCGGCATTACGGCCGGCCGCGCGGTCCAGCTCATCCTGCAGCGAATCGGCGATGCCTTGCAGTTGCTCGCGCGCCGCCTTGGCTGCCTCACCGATGGCGCGCACCCGGTCCGCTGCGGCATCCGCCGCCGATGCCAAGCCACTCAAGTCTTGCGCGCCAAGCAGGTCGAATTCCGACCGCCCTTCGCGTGCCGCCTGCGCAATGTCTGCCAAGCCGGTCGCCAGGTTGTCCACGCCGCCACGGGTGCGGATCATGTTCTGGATCGCCGCGTCGCTCAGCTCCGTGTAGCTCTGCGCAAGGCCGGCCACTTCGCCCTTTTGCTTCGCGATCTCCGCATTGACGATGGCGTAAGCATCCTCCGCCGCCTTGCCGAAGCGCGCCAAGCCGGAGAAGTCGGCAATACCGATCGACAACTCGAAAATCTCGCGCGTGAGCTGCGTGAACCGCTCCACGGCCGCCGCTGAGGTTTTGCCAAGATCGTTGGCGAATCCGGCGTAGGTGTCCTGAATGAACTTGGCCGCATTGCCCACCTGCCCGGCCGACTCCTCTGCAGCGCCACCCAGCTTCTGCAAATCTTCGCCAGCCGCCACCGCGCCAGCGCCGGCCGATTGCAGGTTGGTTGTGGATTTCGCGGCGGTGTCGCTGACCTTTTGCAGGCCCTGCGTAACCTCCTCAACGCCTGGCGGCTTGGCGGGAAGCTCCAGCGCGCCAGGCAACGCGCCAGCCTTGTCAGCCGCCCCCTTGGCCGCATCGCCAACATTCTCCAGCGCGGCCGCGGTACTTGTTGCACCGCTCTCCACGTCGGCGAAGGTTGCCGCGGTGCTTGTCGCACCGCTCTCCACGTCGGCGAAGGTGCCTGCGAGATGTTCGCCCTGCTCACTGACCGCGCCAAAGGCAGTGCCGACGTTCTGCGCCGCCCCGGCCGCATTGCGCAGCGATGCGGTCAGCCGGGCGTCCATCTCCTCATTTATTGCCCGTGCCTGCGCAGCCACATCGGCACCGGCACCGGTAATCCTGGCGAAGCCGTTGGTGAGGCCGTCCGCCGCCGACGTGATGGTTTTCAGCGCCGAGTTGAACGGCAACTTCAGGCTTTCGGCCAGAATCGTCGACGCCCCCGTGAACGCCCGCCACTTTTCCGCAATGGCGGAAAGCACGCTGCCAACGCTGATCAGACTTTCACTGGTCGACCGCGCCCACTCCTTCAGCGTGCCGTCGCGCCCCATCTCGAGGATGGTGTCCTTTACCTCCACCAGCTTGAGTTTGAATTCGTCAAGAACACCGGCCTTGGCGATCTCGGCAAGAAAGTCGTTGAAGCCATCCTTGAGTTTGCGAAGGATGGCATCCAGATCCCCCATTTCGCTGGCTGCCGCACCTGCGCGCAACTTGCCAAGCTCATCCACCATCAGCTTGATCGATGACGCGCCGAGCTCGCCGGACTCTGCCAGTTCGCGGATCTGTGCCTCGCTCTGGCCCGTGGCCTGGCTCAGCAACTGGAACACCGGCACGCCCAGCTCAGTCAGCGACACCAGGGCGCGCATGCCGATCTCGCCCTTGAGCGAGGCCTTGCCCAGCGCATCGATCACCTGCCCAAGGTCATCAATGGACTGGTCATTGGCGGCCGCGTTGTCCAGCAGCGCCTGCAGCGTGCCGTTGAGTGGATCAATTCCGCGCCGCTTCAGCTCCACTGCCGCATTCGCAACATCCTCGAAGCCCTGGGGCACCCCGCGCGCAATATCGCGCACCTTGGCCAGTGCGGCCGTGCCCTCAGCCAAGCCGCCGAATGCGGTGTTGAATTTTTTACCCAGATCGTCGAATCGCTCGCCGGTCTCCAGCACGGAAATCAGCGCATCCTTGGCCTCATTCAGGCCAACGGCAATGCCCAGCCCGGCGAGCAAGCCGCGCAGTTTGCCGATGGCGCCGCCCACGCCGTCATAGCTCTGGCGGATGCGGTCATTGCTGCGCTGCACCTCATCGGCGGTTTTGTCCGCCTGGTCTGCCTGCGCCTTGCTGGCGCCGACGATCGCGCGCAGCTTGCCGGTCACCCGGTCTTTCAGCTCGTAGATGTACTGGATAATCTCGTCGCGCGTTGCCATCAGACAAACTTCCTCACGCGGGCCAGTTCCTTCCGGAACACCTCGGCGGCAAACACATACATGCGCTCTTGGCGCGGCACATAACGGAAGAACGAAACCACCGAGGGGCCGTACACGGCGCGGATCGGAAGCCGCTTGATGCTGCGGCGCTGGAAAATCTGCCGGTTGCCGCTCTTGCCTGTGGCGATAAAGCCATCGTCCACAATGATGCGCGGGCCACCACGGCGCACCTGCGCCGAGGCCGCTTGCGACAAGCGGCGCGCCGAGCCACGCTTTTTCAGGCCAGGCCAGCGCCCACCGAAGTTGATCAAGCCTATCGGTCGGCGCCGCCCAATCAGAAGCACAGAGTCGGCATCCACGCGTACGTCGATCCGCTCACGAATCTGCTTTGCGGGAAGGTTGAAATCGCCCTGGATATCCTTGCGCCACGCCACCGGCAGCGAGCGCCCAAGTTTTCGCAACGCTAACCGCTTGGCCTTGTCCGCGTCTTTCTGGAATTCCGCCCAGCGCCTCGCCTCGCGTGTAAACGCGAGATCGATGCGGCTATATCCACTGGTGTCACGTCGGGCCATGGGCTCACCACAAGTTCGGTGGCGCCGGAAATGGCGCCACCGTCAAGCCTGCATCACACCAAGGCGCCGTCGATGATGATCTGCTGGGTTGAGCTGTTCAGCTCGTTGACGCCCACATCGAGGTCGAACTTGGCGATGTCGCCCTCGGTGATGAGCGGAAGGTCACCCGAAGCCGCAAGCGAAGCACTCGCGATGTAGCAGTCGCGGTTTTCGCCGGTGGCGTTGTCGGCGATGAAGCGCACCGCGCCGGTGTTGCTGCCGGTATCGCCAGAGGACACCCGCGATTTCGTGCCGGCGGTGGGCGTGTAGCCCGCGTGTATCGTGGCGCCGTCCAGAATCGCACTGCCGGAGGTGAGCGCAAACCGACCCGTTGCTGCGTCCAGCGTGTAGTCGGTATTGAGCACATAGGTGGTCACCTCCGTCACATCCTTGATGGTGACGGACGAAACCGGCTTCACGCCCATGGGGTTGCTGCTGGTCGAACCCAGCTGATATTCGCAGCCGCGCTTGACCACGATGGCCTCCCCGGTAACCGGCGTGGCCACCTGAGAAACACTCGCCACATCACCGCCCAGGAACAGGGCGAGGTTGTCGCTGGAGACATCATCGCACGTGATCTTGGCGTTGAAGTTCACCGAGGTGACTACCGAGAGGTCTTTCTTGCGCAGGCCGCTGGTGCTGGCGAAGTGCTCGAACTTTTCCGAAGCAACGGTCAGCGTGAAGCCCGGGCAGTTGCCCAGGAAGCGCTCGCCGGTTTTGTTGCCGCCGGTGTCGAAAAGGTCAATGTAGATCTTGCCACGGCCGAAGACGTAGCTGTTCGTGTGGGTATTAAGCGGAAGAGCCATGATCAATCTCCGTCGTGGTCAGTGGTGCCGTCGGCGGATGCCGTGCGGCGTTTCTGCTTGACGGTGCGTGCGCGATCGCCTGCGCCTGCCTCCATCAGCATGAGTGCGGTCGGTTGTGGAAACGTGCCCACGTCACCGGCCTGGTAGTGCACGCCCGCATGGATCCATGCGCGCGCAAACGTGAAATCAACGGGCTTGGGTTGGGTCACCGTAGGCCTCCCGATAGTTGGCGGTGAATCGCACGGCCACCGCTTCGCTGCCGCCGCCGTCGCTGCGCGCTTGCATGTCGGTGCCGGTGTAGGTGAGCACGCCTACCGCGCCCACTTCGTCACTCAGCGCGCCACGCCCAACAAGGCAGGCGCGCTTCACATCGGCGCGGATGCGCTCGAGCATCTTGCCGGTGCAGTCCTGGTCGGCCGACACGTGCGCATCGATGGTGATCTGAAGCTCCACGTCCATCGACGCGGAGTTGCCGCTGGCACCGCGGGCGGTTTCGCCATCGCACCAGATCACCAGCGCGGGCAAGTCGTCCTCATCCAGTGTGCGCTGTGCGCGGCGCACGTTGCGGCCCGCTGACGTGGCAAAGCCATCCGCGCTCAGGATGGTGCGCAGTCGCGACTCGATGATGCACAGCACGCGCTCGGCGAGGGATTCGATCATGCGGCCTCCTCGTGCACCTGCATGCGCACCATGCCCTCATCGGCATCAAGCACCGCATCCACCACAAAGCGCTCGCTGCCGATCACGAATGCAGCGCCGCGCCGAGGCGAGCCCACATCCGCCACCAGTGCGCTGATCACCACCATGCGCGCAGCAACCCGAGAGTCGAAACCAAACGCCTCGACATCCCGATCCACCATCACCCGGCACGGAACCGCCGTGGCACCGGCATGCGCCACAAAGCTCGCTTCATCGGCAATGCCAGCGTCAAGGAAAGCGGCGTGCGCGGCGGTGTCGAAGGTGGTGATGAGTTGGTTGGTCATGAGTTCGGGAACGGCGCAGACGGCGGGGCGAAGTTTGACGTGTAGCGGGCGACGCCTTTGGTTATGCGTAGCTCATCTATCCACCCTTCGAAATCTCTAGCGGAGGTTCCTTCCTGCCTGCCTATGTATAACGGCCTACTGTTATCTCCATTTGTTCCCGTCTCTGTATCGCTATCCACTTGTACGCCATCCACAAATAGCCTCCAATTACCAGAATCATTTGTGACTGCGATGTGGTGCCACGTATTGAGTGAAAGGGCTCCTCCTTCTATGGAGACTCCAACGCCTCCACCCGATAGATATTGAGTAAGCGAAACAGTTTTTGTGCTTGTTGTTACTAAGTGCCAACCACTTGCGGGGGAGGAGCCGTAATGTTCTCTGCGAGAAATCAACGTACGAGTTTTACTCATACCCGATGATCTAATGAACAGCTCAATCGTGCAGTCTGTGTCAATCGTCCAGTCAGAATCCGATGGCGTGGAGATATAGTCACCAGAACCGTCAAACTTTCCGCTTTGCCAAAACTTGCTTTGTGCATCGTCAATCTGCGCACCCCCGCTCGCAGTGAAAGTATGGCCTTTCTCATCCGTGAAAGTCGTACTGCCATCCGTGCCGTCGAAGTGGAGCAGCGCCACAACATCGTCCCAATAAGGGTCAGCGACAGAAGCCGCCATCATCATGCGCCGCATACGCATCACGCGCTCTCCTGCATCGCGTAGCGCCACGTGGTTCCGCCGTCCACCGTGCAGGCCGAAAGCACGGTCACTGCGTTGGCTGCCGTTGCGATGGCGGTATCCGATCCGCCGAGCGCCTTGTGCGATGCGGGCATGGCAAACGTC